TGCTAGTGGTACTGCGGCTACTGCCACTGCGGTATTAATTGGAGGTACTGTGGTAAGTGGTGGCACCAGTACGTTCTTAGAAATCGGGGAAATGGTTCTTGAAAAGTCTCGTTGTTCATATCTATATTTTGATAACACCACCGCCCACACCATAAATGTTGTCGGCAATGCCAGTGATGGACAAAGTATAAATCAAACTCCAGGCACATCCAGAATGAGGGCAATCGGTGGTGGTCATCATCAGGCAGACGCAATGATAACTTCGGGTGGCTCATATGACCGTATCCATATCGACGCTCCGACGACTGCCATCAACGGGAAAATTGGCAAGCTTACACTATCAAACTTGTATACAGAGGGCGGGGCGTGTGTGTTCGACCGAATGAAAATCGGAGAATTGACGATTGAGCTAAATGAGATAGGAATCGCTGATGGATTCTCAACTAAGGAGTTCAAAATCCATCAGAGCGTGACAGCAGCCAATTGGAATGTGTCTGATAATGTGGAAGTTTCAATCGGAGTACCATCCGAAACATTAACCAATGATTAGTATAGTAAAGTAAATACTCTTGGGAGAGTAAACGATGGGACTCGTACAAGCATCGAAGAATAAAATCATCGAAGCACTCGGTGGAACTACTGAAGAGTCAATAGCTGGTTCTACCGGAGGGGTGAGATTTCCTGGAAGTCCTGGTGTTGATCCAGATGAGCATCTTTGGCAACCGTTGTTTGGGCCGAAGAGTAGTTTGATGCGATCCAGGAATCTTGCGCCGTTAATGCATGAACAAATGCTCGAACGTGCAGGGTTAATGTTTATGGGGAACCCGATTGGGAAGCGGATTATCAATATCACAGGGGAATATATCGTTTCCAATGGAATTCAGTTTCAGGCAGAAGATCGGAATGTTAATGAGATACTCGCAAGGCATTGGACCGACACGACGAATAACTGGTCCGTTTTGCAGTTTGAGCGGTTGAGGGATTTAGGTCTTTGGGGTGAATCGGTAATTCCAGCGTTTGTAAATAGTGTAAATGGACATGTAACTCTTGGAAATATCGATCCGATCTTGATTGAGCGGGTTGTAGACAATCCGGCAAATGCCATGAAGCCTATGGCGATTGTCTTGAAGAAGTTAGTAGGAGAAAGCTTCAGACGGGCATATAAGATCATCGACGTTGCAGATGTCAACACAGGGGCAGAAGCATACGGTCGATTGGTCGGATTGCCAAAGGATGAGAAAGAAGTTAAGGCATTTGGCTTCGAGTTCATGCTTGGACAGGAGGGTACGGCAAAAGACTTCCATATGCCCCAAATGCACTTCAATACGAAGATCAAATGGTCAGGGTCTGTTTTCTTTATGAAGATCAACAGTCCAATGACAGCGAATCGCGGTTGGTCGGATTTATTGGATACGCTCGACTGGCTTGATGCTCATGACCAGTTTTTGTTCTCTCAGGTTGAAAAGGCGATTGATAGCGCGAAGTTCGTTTGGGATATTGAAGTCGAAGGGATGAACAAAACGCAGTTGAAGAAATTCGCACAAGATACTCCTGCGTTTAGTCCTGGACACCGTTGGTTCCATACACCGCAAGCGAAGATGAATGTACAGTCTCCAAATCTTCATTTGGAAGATGCATCGGTACTGGGTAACTCTCTGAAGAACCATACGATGGCTGGGGCTGGAATGCCCCCTATCTGGTTTGCAGAGTCGCTTGTTAGTCGAGCAAGTGCCCCCGAAATGACGGAACCAACGTTTAAGCATCTGACTATTCGACAGAGGATAGCTGCAACGATGATTTCGACGATTTTCCGGTTTGCAATTGACCAGGCAGCGTTGAAGGATCGGTTGAAGGTGGATAGACGGAAGAACGATGAGCCTTCTACGTTTTATTTGAAAATGCCAGATTTAAGTGCAAAAGATCAGCGGATGCTAGCCATTTCTATGAAGAACTATTCGGGATCATTGAAGGATGGTGTAGATACTGGATTCCTCGAACAAGGAGAAGCTACCGATCTATATGCCCGATATCTCGAACAGACTGGTCTTGATGCTTGGAAAGACGAGCCGTTCGTGAATAAGCTCCCTGGACCAGATGATAGTACAAAGCCATCTAGAGTATTCACTCGCGCAAAAGAATCTACAAACGGAGAGTTCACAATGAACGGCTCTTCGTTCTATGTTAGCATTATCGATATTGACGAGCCTGAAAGTGATGTGGACAAGCTATTGACGGCTGCGGGGATTAAAGAGTAGGATAAAAGGGTCATATGGCAGCGGAGGTTGTAAGGGGATGGTTTAACTGAGATGTTTGCTTCGGCGTCTTTTTTAAGCCACCCCCAGGGGACAAACTGAACGAAGTAGTAATCGGAAGAAAGATATGACAGATACGATGAAAAAAGTCTCTGGGATTGAAACTTTCAAGGTTTTGTTCCAAGAAGCGGTTGCTACAGCCGGAGAGATGACCGGAACTGAATGGAAAGTTCTGCTTATCGAGGCTGGGATTTCACTGAACAATCGTGAATACCCATTAGATGTTCTCAGACGTGATAAAGCGATCTTCGAAAATGTTCCTGTACATGCAGCTATCGGAGAAGATCATTCGATGGCCGAACGTGGAGTTCAATCGGTCATTGGGTTTATTAAAAATGTTCAGGCGACGTCGGAAGGTCTAGAAGGTACGTTGCATGTCTCTTCATCGGATATGAAAGAGAAGATGCTGGACTTTCACAACGAAGGCGTTCTGAACGACATGATGGGCCTATCAATCGTCGCAATGGGCGAGTTCGAATCAGCGGGAAATGGAGTCATGCGGGCAACAAAACTTGAGTCTGCTGATTCCGTCGATCTAGTAAGGGAACCTGCCGCTGGCGGGAAGATAATTGGAGTCACAGAATCTAAGGAGGATTCAATGACCGAAGAAGAGAGGAAGGCTCTAGCAGAGTCTCTTCGCCAGGGGCTTTCGGACGATCTGAAAGGAATGGTTGAAGAGTCGGTAAAAGAGATCGGTGATCGGATTACTGTTCTCGAAAAGCCAGATGAGAAAGACGAGACGGAAGAGAAGACCAAAAAGGTCGTTGAGTCTGTTCAGACTCCTGAACCCGTTTCCGAAGTTCAAGCGGAACAGAATGAACTGATGCGGGAATTGCTGTTCGATAGGGAAGTTACTAAGACTACTCTACCTGAAGCAAGCATGATACGTATCAGAGAGTCGTGGGATACAAGTCCACGAATGAAGTTGGGCGATCTTCGTTCTCAACTTTCAGCCGAACAGGATTACTTTGCGAGTCTGGAAAAGACTGCGGTAGAGAATCTTCGTTCAGAAGGCCGATTCCACGAACGAGTGTCGGTTGACGAGGGTGACAAGTTCCTTGCCCGAATTGATGCGATGTTCAAGATTAATGGTGAAGATGCCCCAGGCTTTACCGTTATGGAAGATGGGGAGAAGGTTCCTGCTTTCAGAAACTTCACGGAAGCATGGGCGGCGTTGGAAGGTCGTGGTGCTTTTGACATTGACCGTCAGCAGCTTGCGATTGACATGATGCGTGGTCTTGGAGGTTACAACTCACAAGATCGGAAAGCGGTTGAACGGTTGTATGTCGGTGAGGCGGTTTTCCGGACTTCCTCCTTGGGAGAAGTTACCGCTGACCGGATGCACAAGGCGTTGGTAAAGAACTATGGAGCGTTCCCTCAATATGAGGATTGGCGCAAGGTTGCCAAGCCGATGACAGCCAACGACTATATCACGCATCGGTACATCAAGTCCGGCGGATATGCGAACTTGGCCCAAGTCGTTGAAGCGGGTACGTATCCAGAGATTACCCATTTCGGTGACGAAGAGGCGACTGCCGCAATGCAGAAGCGTGGTGGGATCGTTCCTCAGATAACCCGAGAGTTGTTCTTGAATGACTCCCTTGGGGTAATGGGGACTATTCCGTTGGAACTCGCAAGAGCCGCACTTCGAACGTTGTACCAGGCAGTCTTCAATACATTCGTCGATAATGATACCTACACCGTCGATTCGGTTGCATTGTTCCATAGCAGTCATGCGAATACTGGAACGACAGCACTTTCGATCTCTGGTTTGAACGCCGCAAACGTTGCGATGAGGAGTCAGACGAAAGCGTTGTCAACGTCGGATATTCTCGGTTCACAGAACAAAGCGGTCAAAGTCCTCGTTCCAAACGAGTTGGAAGGTTTGGCGGAAAGAATCGCGAATCCAAGCGGTGAATTCCGGACAACCGTTACCGCAGATACCGATACTCCGCAAGACGCACATCGTTGGAAGGGCAAGATTGAA